TACCATCCTTAAGGTTTACAGAAAAAGAATGATCTGCTCTCCTATAAATTTTTAGATCGTGTTTGCCAGGATTTGCCATTTAACTATATGGAGATGTTCCAAGTATATCAGTCTTCCATTGTGCTTTCAGAGCATCTGTATCACTGGCAGCAGCTATATCAGAATCAGCAGGGGCATCTCTTAATGCCTGTTTTTTAGCAACAATATCTGTTGTTGAAGCACCAGTTTCTAATGCTTTTTGAAATTCAACATCAAGTTCTTTAAATTTTTGTTCTCTTGCAGCACGAATTTTATTTTTATGAATCTCTCTGGCTTTTGCCATATCAATGCCAAATCCCATAATTTACTCCGTATAAGTCCAAGCATCTCTGAAACTCCTATCAGTAGGAATAACAGACTTATCTACAATATACGATGTTTTACCAGAGGGGACATCCTTTGCTTGTATTTGTTCAATAGTTAAGTTGCAATTATCTGCTGGTATAAGTATTGCAACCGTCCCATTATCTTGAGTGTAAATAATACGTTTATCTGAATTAGACATAATAAGAATTATTTATTTTATTTTACGCTAAATCTCCAAAAACGGCAGCATACATTAAAAGAGAGTCCTCGTTTGATCCACTTGTGTTTTGAGCAGAGTACAAACCAATTTGAGTTGTACTTTTTAAAGAATGACCAATAATATTATCATTAGTAGTTCTCCCCTGCGAACCAGAACCTACAACACACATATTAATACTTGCCATAGTAACAGACAAATTAATGTTGTAACTTCCTACTCCATTATCAGCTATAGTGTCGACATTATAACTTTCAAGAATTTCTACTGTTCCAGTTCCTTTCAAAGAAACCCAAGCTTTTGCTCTTCCCTTTGCAATCTCTTCTGGTGTTGAACTGTGATTACCGCTTGCGTTTTGAATTGTGTTGACTTTAAGTGTTGACATAATTAATTAGTAATTATTAAATTTATAATTTGCAAATCTGCTTCGGCTGTACCAGTTAAATTTCCATAACCTTCAAGATTAACACTTGTAGTTGTATAAGTATGTACCATAACACCATCTGGCCTTGCTGTTGAATCTAATTCTTGAGAACCACCCGCAACTGCACAATAATTTGTATCTGCAAAAGCATTTTGAAAATTTACTGTATATTCACCTGTCCCATTATCAACAACCGATGAGATATTAAAACTATCTCTTACACCTGTCATATCAGTAGCAGATGTGACGGTAGAACCATTAAAGTTAACCCATGCTTTTACAAATCTACCCAATTCCGTACCAGCACTATTTTTAACAACAGGTAATGTACTTGTTGTTAAACTTTGCAAGTTGGCAACTGATAATGTACTCATGGTTTTGGATTATCTGATTTTACTTTAGCAATATGATCTTTCCATATAGTAGTTCCATTAACACTATCCCAATATTGCATATCCATTTGTTGTTCCAAACTTGCATATTGTTCAACTCTTTTTCTTGAATATTCTAAGGCTGCATATTCAGCGTCTAATATTACTCTTGCTTCATCAATCTTGTTTTGGTCAAGTGTTACAGAATTTCCATTTTTATCAAACGCACCAGCAGAGTCATCAATAGCAACAACTGTTGGATGACTTTTGTAAATTGCATCGTGATCTAAATCCATTAACCTGATACCTCCTGTGCCGTTATGGAACTACAAGCAGTAAAACCAGAAGTGGTGCTGTTATCTCTACGATTAATTCTCATTGTTCCTGATTGACTTTTTGACATTTCAAGACTGTAGGTTGTAGCTGAAGTTGTATTTGGTGAATCTAAAAACTGAAATGGGTATGGGTGGTAACGATCTGCATTTGAAGTTCCTCCCGTAATACCTTTTGTAGGGTTTCCAGCAGTACCAACACCAACAACAATTGTACCTCTTTTAAGCCTTAAAACATTCATTGAAGCAACATTCATATTAAAGGTAACAAAGCCTGAGATAAGGACATTGTTTTCTGCGCTTTGTGGCGTAATAGTTACAGTAAGACCCGTAAGAGCAACAAAATTTGCTTGACCACTTGCCGTAAAAGAAAATCCGTCTGTCTTAAAGGCTTGCACTGTTTGTGTGATTCCACCACTAGCCCCAGATAGTAAACCACCTCTGGGAACTATACTGTCAACTTTTAATTGGCTCATAAATTTATTATAAACATACTTATACTATTGTCCAAGTTTCACCAGATCCCACGGTAACTGTTACACCTGAGTTTATCGTTATTGGGCCAAAACTTCCAGCATTTTTACCGTTTGTTATTGCATAACTTGTTGTAACAGTTTGGTCATTTTCCCAGAAAATCTGATCTGTCGACCCCCCAACTGCTCCGCCAGCCACACCCCAACTCAATGTTCCAGATGTGTCTGTAGAAATTAGGGCATAGCCAGCAACAGCAGGGTTTGTCGTTGGCAAGGTAAGGGTTAAGTTAGCAGCTAAAGCACTAGGAGATTTGACAGCAACATAATTAGTTCCATTACCTGTCTGCTCACTAAACCTAATTTCTTTCTGATTATTTACTGTCAAACCATTTTGATCTAAAAATGATATTTCAGCCTGATTTGCAACAAAGCCTATCTGGTTCGTTCCTTTCTTATATAAACCTGTGCCTGTATCTCCAAAATGAAAAGATGGAGCAGAAGTAGAGCCAGTAGATGTTCCTAATACACCTGTCATTACACCACCCGCCCTAAGTAGTAAACCTAAGTTTGTTTGTGCAACATCTCCAATTTCAACAAAACCATCATTAGCCTTATTTCTTATCTTCAAAACCTGTGATGTATTGCTGACCTCATTAACATGTAGTTGATAAGCACCAAGACCTACTGTTGGATCGCCACTACCTGACTGTAAACTTCTTAAGGCATCTATAACTTGCTGTAATTTTGTTCTTACCTGTAAACCAGTACCATTATCTACAGCAAAGCCTGCTCCTCCTGTTGAATTAACTCTTGCCATTTAATTAAGCTCCTTTACCATATCCTAACGCTTGAAACGAAAATTTCACATCTATAGGTGAATCTGATGAATTTTTAAATACTATTGTAAATCCTGTACCAGATACATTACTTAAAACAAAAAACGCTCCAGAGGGTAAATCATAAGGTGAAATACCAATTACAGGTAAAAAAGCAGTAGTTGACCCACCAATAGCACTTGTTCCTGTAAAAAATCTTTTAGCAAACACAATATCAACACCACTTGCTGACGTACCAGATTGTATTGGTGTGCTTATAACATTACCTGATGAAATATATTTATTTTCTACTCTTGATGGAAAAGAAGCATCAAATCCTAGTTCCAAAAATCTTATATTTTCATTTATATCATTTGATATTAAATCACTCCTAAATTTAAATCCTCTTCCGTTAAAAGTTCCATTTCTTAAATTTAAAAAATCAGTAAAAGTCGGACTACCACTTGGATTATCATTTGTGACTTGCACTTTTAATCTTCCTTTTAAACGATCACTGCCCGCACCATCAAAATTAGTTCTTAAATCTAGATCAGAAATATCATCAAAATTATCATTAACATTAAAACCTTCACTACGTATGTGTCTTTTTAATCTTAAGTTTTGGTAAACTGCACCTAAATCCAATACATTTGCAAAGTCATACCTACCTATAAAACCTTGTTCAACCTGAACATTTCCTGATGTAGTACCCGCATCGTTATCAATTACAGCAGCAGCTAAAACTGTAAAGGTATTGGCATTTGCAACAGAAGTTATTAAAAATTGTCCACTGACACTTTCACCTGATGTGTAAGTAATCTTGGGTCTATCACCAACTAAAAGACCATGAGAATTTATAGATATAGTTACAACTTTTGCTGTTTGACTATATGTGCCAGTAATTTGTACATCTGGATCTGATAATTTCAAACTACCAGAATCAACAGTAACTCTAGTTTTTGTACCAGTAAAGTTTGGTTGCTCTCTTTGTTGTAGTAATAATAATTCATCCTCAACTTCTGGAAGTGCAAATTCTACTTTAGCTTCACTTTCTGATAAGTTGCCAGCTAAATCTTCAAATTTCATGGTGTAAGTACCAGTTAAAGCAGGCACTAAAACTTCTGTCGTATTTCCATTTTGTGTATCTAAATCAGTTGAACCACTAAACTTTGCATTTGCAAAAGTTGTAGAAGAATGTCTTATTAAACAACGACCACCAAAAACAACATCTTTAGCAATAGCTTGATCCCAGCTAAGTCTTACTTGATAGTTATTAATTGGTTCGAGCTGTAAATTTTGTGGCTGTTCAGGGAGATCAGACAATGCACTGACAGTTATATTTGCCTCTGTTGGAGAGTTAGATCTTTGACCCTGAGCATTAACAGTAAATAATCTTATGTCATAAGATCCAGCTTCAAATTCTGACTGTATTATCTCAAATGTTGTTTCCTGTGTATTAACAAGAGTAAAATTATCTCCATCTCTTCTGTACTGCAATGAATAACCAGACGCACCCTCAACAGCTTGCCAATCAATAAATACTTTTGGAACGGCTCTGTTATTAATTACAACGATTTTTTCTTCAAGAGTAAGACCAGAAGGTGAAGGCAAAATACTTATAAGTAAGTTTGTATTTCTTGATGGCAGTGGTTCTCCATCTTCTACGGCTGCATACTTTCCTTGATTATGACTAAGCGCAGTAACAGCATAGGTTTTCTTTGCTGTTTCTTTTATATTTATCACTCTCCAATTAGTGACAGATAAACTTGCTGATTCAAAAATATATGGGCTATTAACAACAGGAGCAGAAGAAAAAGCACTGCTGACATTTACAACAGTCTGATTATTTGAGTAGCTGGATATTGTTTTAGTCTCTACTGTACCGTTACTTAATAAGCAGCTAATTGTAGGTGAGTCACTAATGTCAGGCTGATTTGTGTCATTAACATTATCAATAGTTATCTGATCTATATTTGAGTTACCTTGACTTGAGCTAACTGCTTTTACTACACCTCCTCTTCTTGTTGCAGCTTTGACTCTATCAGAGATACCAATAATATTTCCAATCTCTATAACTGCACCAGCAGCAATATTAGTTTCAAACACACAAGTCTCTGTAGCTGTCTGCTGTGTATTTAAAAACCATTTACCAACTCTTTGTGCCTGACCTCTTGATGTCGTACCAAAAGTTCTGATGGTATTAATATGTTCACCATATTTTGCTATTGCTGCTGTATCTTTAACAGTTACATAATCCAACTGTTGAGTTTCAAGGTCAAAGTAACTGATATTTATGATGGTAAATCTTGTTTTTAAAGAACTGCCACTATAAACAAATTCTCCATTTACCACATTTGCATTGTTAAATACATAATCAAAGGAAACATTACTGGGATTTACAAAGTCTTTTGGTGCGTCCTGAGATATTTTTATAGTACCTTCTGAATAAAAAGGCATTGCTCTCATAACAGAACAAATATCATTTACTATTTTTAAGGCTTCCTGTTGTGTTTTAATATTGACGTTCAAAGAAAATCTGGGTTCCTCTCCACCTTGCCCATCATTTACTAATTCTCCACAATATTCACTGGCTTTACGAAAAACAAACTTATCAAGATCTGCTTCTGGCAAATTACAACCGTATCTATCATTAATCAGTAAATCATAAAGAATCCATGCTGGATCACTTGTCCATTGTTTTTCAGAGGCAAATGTACCTTCAAAAATATAACCTGATGGATAAATAATTCTACCATTGTTCAGATCAACCGTTGGTGTATAAGTTGTACCATCCCCATCTGTATAAGATGCTGGAATCTTAACCTTTTTACCTCTGACTCTAAAAACTCTGGATGGTAAAGACGGAAACTCTTCTGCACTAAAACGTAAGGATGAATATGCAACATTTGGATAATTATTTGATTCTTCAATAATTTCAGTAACACCACCTAAACGCATTGTATTAAAGGTATTATTATCACCTTCATCATTACCTCTTGATAATGTGACTGTTATAGGAAAAAACGCACCAGACTGTCCTAAAGCTGTGGTGTTATAACCTGTAACTTCAGATAATCTTATTCCATAATCACGACTATAAGATGAAGTACTTTTTCCTTTAACAATCTCAGAATTATTTGCACCAATAACAGTAATTTCATCCCCATTATTAGGATTTATTTTTATTAAAACATTTACACTTGTAGCTTTTCTATTACCAGATTTACTGTCGATTCTAAAAAACTGATCAAACTTTACTCTGACTCTTACAACATCAACATTGATATTATTAACTGTTACAGATCTTGTTGTAACTGAACCTCCTTGCGGAAAACTTACAAGCTGTCCTATATCCCCTCCTGTTTTTTCAGTGGTTTGTGTTTCTGCTGCTGGTAAAACAATATTATTTGCAGTTCCCTGCTGAAATCTA